ATTTGGCTATTCTTATGGCTACTTTAATATTTTAAAGCATTTTAATCAATTCAGCTATCGTGGTAAACAATTAGAAGTCGTAGAAAATGACCCTGCCGCACAGATTCAAATGTTTTATATGGAACCAGAATGGCATAACCCTGTTACAGGACATGATTTTAGGCAGCCAGGGTTTAAAAAACACCATGATCACCAGTATAAGATTAATGGCACATATTTAGAAGCGACCAAGGCTTGGGAGTGGTGGATTCCCACCATGAAAACATTTGATGAAATCTGGGTCGGTAATCAGTTCTCTGCTGATGCAATTGCTAACTCTGGTGTTGATACTCCTACATATGTTTTTGAATTGGGTGTTGATGATATGTGGACACCTTTTAGAAGAGGGAATAAGGGAAAGATTAGATTTCTTCATGTTGATTCAGATAGCCCTCGTAAAAGGGCAGACCTTGTTAAAGCAGCATTTCTTGAGTTGTTCAGGGGGAATGGCGATGTTGAGCTTACATTGAAGCATCACGGGGGTGGGGGTTCAGGCGGTTATAGCGTTATGGATCTTTTCATTCAAGGTGATGAAAGCAATGTCAAGAGAATATTCAAAACACTTACGCAAGAAGAAATGGTTCAGTTATATCACGATCACGATATTCTAATTTATCCGACTGAAGGTGAAGGGTTTGGTCTGATACCACTCCAGGCGCTAGCGACAGGGATGCCTACTATCTCAACAAGCAGATGGTGTTCGTATGAGAAATATCTTGGTAAGAATATTATTGAATCAACTCTTGGTAAAACACAGCATTCTGGCTATCACACTGGGGAAGTGATTATCCCGAGCTTTGATTCAACTGTTGAGTTGATGAGAAAAGCGGTTGATGACTTTGATGCTCAGTGCGATTATTACTACAAACAAGCCCCTAAAGTTATTAAAGAATACAACTGGCAATCTCAGTGCGATAAGATGCTTAAGTCTTTAATTAAGCGTGTCGGGGTGGAGATGTTTGAACCTATTGGGAAAGTGTCTAGAAGGAAATATATATATTTTGAACGGGGTGCTGGGTACAGCACAAGCTCTGGTGTGAGGTTTTCAAAAGAAAATCCAGTGCAGAAAGTGTCTGATGATGAGTATGATATGTTAATAACGAATTCTAATTTTAGACAACCAACAGATCAAGAGATCATAAAGCATTTAGGGGAGTGAATTGCATGATTATCGTAGGTGTGAGATCCTATAAATGCTTCTGCCCTAAGCCAGTACCAGAAAATCCAGAATGTGGCGATAGAGGAGTGGAAGAAGATGATTAGGTGGTTTATTATGCTTAAAAAGAAAATGGATTACATTAAAGAGATTAATGATTTAAGAAAAAGAATTGAGGAGTCCGAAGATAAAATCGCCATTCTTCGTGTACAATATATTTTAGTAAAATCCGACCGAGATCGTTTGAAAGAAATTATTAGTGAAAAGAACTGAAAAAGAAGAAATTAAGCGTGATAGCGCTAAAGCTGTAAAGAATTCTGGTCGTGGTCTTAAAAAGGGCGATGCATCATTGCATAAATTTTTGCTTGATTATAAACACAACGAAAAAACTTTTACGCTCACATTGAAGGCTTGGGCTAAAATGAGAAAAGATGCGTGGAATGCCAACTACAAATACCCATGTATTTCCGTAGTGTTTGGGGAAAATTCCGAGACAAAGGTTGCTATAATAGACTGGGAAGTATTCCAGGATTTAATTAAAGGAAGTGAATATGAAGCTTAAATTTTGTTGCGATAAACTATCTGGTCACAAAAGTCTTGGTATAAGCCTTGATCATGATGAATTTGCTATTGGTGTAAATCTTATATTTTGGTTTGTTGGGATTGCAAAAGTTTATCCACCATATCAAGCCTTAGTTAAAACAGAAGATCTAAGAAAGGATATCTAATGCCAGATATTATAATTAATAAAGAAGTTCTTGCTGAGCAGATGGGTGATAAGGCAGAGGAATTTATAGAGTGTATAAGGATAGTTGAGGACATTATTCAGAACCCAGACCACTATCTGGGCGGTCAGGCTGTTAAGTATGCTAATATATTAGCGGCGTACAGAACATTGATGATTATTAAATCACAAGCTTTTAAAAGAAAGTCTTCGGTTATGAATGATCAAGATAAATTTGTTAATGATATATGGAAAACCATGTATGAAGCATTAGGTGAAAACATAAATGCACTTAAACTCGCTGCGAAAGGCGGAATGTAATGAAATCGTTAAAAGTATTGAGAAATACCAACCCAAAACCAAAGCAAGAGGAAGCCCCAGTAGTAAGTCTTACTATGATTGAATTAGTTGATGGCTTAAATAAAGCTATTGATGAGAATTTAGTGCAAAGAAATAAGCCAGAGTTTAAAAAAGTTAAGGGTTTTCACCCAAGCTATACTAATCAATGCTCACGCTATTGGTATTACATGTTTGATGGTGTTAGTGTAACGCCAGATTTCAGAGCTCAGACGCTCAGGATTTTTGATAATGGTCATGCTGTTCATGACAGATTGTATGGTTATTTTAGAGACATGGGTATCCTGATAGCTGAGGAAATCCCAGTTAGTTATTCTTCGCCCCCGATTGAGGGAACAGCGGATGGAATTATTAACTGGCATGGGGAGAAGTTGATTGAATTAAAGTCAATTAGCTCAGAAGGCTTCCATTACAGAAAGCTGTACAACAAGCCGAAGGATGAGCATTACAGGCAGGCACAGATTTATATGGAGTGCTTGAATCTAGACGGCGGTTTTGTTATTTATGAATGCAAGAATAATCAAGAGATTCTTCCTATTTATATTGAAAAAGATCAGGCTTTTATAGATAAGTTATTTAAGAAATACAGAGAAATTTATGGGAATTACACAAGTGGTGATATCCCCGTCAGACCTTACAAGAGAACATCCAAGCATTGTTCAGACTGTAATGTTGCTACTTTATGCTGGGGAGACAGTGATTAATGATGAAGAAAGGACTTGCAAAAATTTAGATTGCAGTAAATTGTTTAAAGCTAAATCTTATAATAGTATTTATTGTTCGGCAGAGTGTAGAAGAATTATCACAAATGCAAAATTATTAAACAATTATTATGAAAAAAAAGCTAATATAAATAAAAAAAGAATATGTAAAACCAAAGATTGCAAAACTGTATTATCACGATATAATAAAGAAAATATTTGTGAGAAATGCAAAAGAGAAAGATTTGTACAAAGGTTAGTCGGATGGGGCTGGGATGAAGGCTCGGTCAGGGATGGCATGTAATGAATCTTAAAAATATAGTAAGCACTCATGAAAAAAGAATTTTATCAATAGATCCTTCATCTCATTCTTTAGGTTGGGCTGTTATTGATTTCAATAATGGTCTTAAACTTGTTGATTGCGGTAAGATCAAGTTTACAAAAACAAATGATATTTCTATAAAATTTAATGAAATCAACGCTGGTATTAAAGATGTTTGTAAGAAGCATAACCCCAGCATAGCTGTTATTGAGCAATCAGTTTATATACAAAATTTTCAAACAAGCAGGGTTATTTCCTATATAATTGGTTACACCTGGGGAATTGTTCAGGGGTATTGTTTTAAAGTTATGGATATCAACCCTATACTTTGGAAAAGAGGGATCGGGTACAAAAACATATCTAAAACAGATAAGATAGTTTTTGATACAGAAGCGAAGAAGAAGAAGGAAAGAAAAGATCGTGTCAGAGATATTGTTACCGATTATTTCCAAATGGAGGAAGAAAATCTAAAAGACGATGACATTGTTGATGCGGTCGGCATTGGTCTTTGGTATTATTTAATGGTGATATCTAATGGCTCTTGAACCTTATAAAGACAAAACATGGCTGTACGAGCACTATGTGAGGAAGCGGATGAATTTGACTGACATTGTAAAGCTGCTAAAGCAAACTTACAATGTTGAAATCTCCCCACAGGGTCTCTATAACTGGTGTAAGAAATACGACCTTTTAAAATTTAGAGGCAAGGGCAGAAATTTATCTGCTACATCTAAAAAGCCAAAATCACCAATGCAACAGAAATCTGAACAAATGAAGCGTGATAGGAGAAAATCAATGCAGCAAAAAAAGAAAGGCATGGGTAGGTAATGCAAAGGAAAGTAGCGGCAGGGGATTTAGGAATCTTCGCAGAGCTTGATATGGTTTACAACCAAGCAAGAATGATTGAGGCAAGCCAGAATAAGACAAAATACAAATGTCTTGGTTCTGGCAATTGTTGTTCAATTGGTTTAACAATTCACATGACAGAGTGTGCCAATATTGCATTTCACATTACTCAGCAATTTTATTTGCATTTAGAAAACAAGGGCAAGGATTTTGCCGATGAATGGTTTAATTCAGTAGTTAATTCTTTAAAGGAGGCAATGTATGATGAGACATGGCAATTCGGTGGTGAAACTGAAAGGAAGTGTGCATTCTATAAAGATGGCTGCACTATCTATGGGTTTAGACCTCTGGTGTGCAGAAGTTATGGGGCTTTTGTCGGTGTTGACGATGTTTGTCCTAGAGAAAGAAATGTTTATGGCAATGTAGAACATTTCTCTGGGTCGCCAGTGCAAGGTATGGTTCAGCAATTCCAGAATTTGCTTAGCAGGTATTCAAAAGATAAGGATTCAAATTATGATGTTGTTGTTTATATGCCTTTGGGCGTATTGAGCTTCCTGCTATCTCCAGAAGATCTTGAGGAACTGGCAGTCAAAACAGATGACAGAATGTGGAGAGCCGTTGAAGGCTGGTTTAATTACAGAGTTGAGTATACAAAAGTACACGGTCTGCCCATGCCTAAATTGCGAGAAGCTGCTGATGCTGCTGGTAAAAAGATTGCGTTTCAAGTAGAAGAATGATCACTTGGACAGATAATGGCTCGTCAAGAATTGGCGAAGGTTATGGTGATGCCTCATATCACCTGACAAAACATATTAGCAAAAGCGGATTGGATTTTTGCAAAATTGAAAATGAAAGCCCGCAAGAAATTAGCGGGCTTCAGATTGGTTACGCAAGAAGGAATGATATTTATGAAGGTGTGGTTATTAATCACTGCCTTCCTGAGTCTTATGGTCGGCATGGTGATTATAAAATTGGCTTTACCTACTGGGAGACCAACAAACTACCTGATTACTGGCTGGATGATTTGAATAGAATGGATGAAGTTTGGACAACATCTGACTTTATGCGTTCTGTTTTTATAAATAGTGGAGTTGTAAAACCAGTTTATAATTTTCAACTGGGCGTTGACCCTGCAATATACTCTCCGCTTAAGAGAGTCAGGAAAAGTCCTTTTACTTTTTTGAGTATTGGCTCACCATCCACGAGAAAAAATTCTCAAGTAGCTGTTGATGCATTCATCAAACTATTTAGCGGCGATGATGGGTATCGGATGATTTATAAATCCAAAGGTCCACCAGATGCGAGATCCTATAATGGTGGAATGAAGGGCAGACTAAATCATCCGCAGATTGATATAATTGATTGGGAAGTTAGCGCAGAAGAGCTTGGTCGCATTTATGATAAAGCAGATTGTTTACTTTATCCGACAAGTGGGGAGGGGTGGGGCTTGCTCCCGTTTCAAGCTATAGCAAAAGGCATACCAACTATATGCACGAATTTTTCTGCCTGTTCCGAATTTGCTCATTTCTCTGTCCCACTTGATTATTCAATATCTGATTACAAAATGTCTGGTACATATGAGAACACTGGTTACTGGGCGAAGCCAGATTTTGACGATTTATGTGATAAAATGTTATACACAGTAAACAACTATGAAGAAATTTCCAACCGCACATATATGTCGGCGTTGTATATAAAAGAGAACATGACATGGGAAAAAGTGTCGGAGAGGTATGTAGATAGATTATGTCAGATATTGAAGTAGTTAAAACAAAAAGTTTGATTGAAAAAATTAAAGATGTTGAACAAGTGGGAATTCTGCATGTAAAGGGATATTCAATGCGGGAAATTTCCACCTTGATGACTATCCCAATTAATGAAATAAAAGAATATATTGAAGAATATAAATTAATTTTAAATCAAACAATTGAAGAAGACCCATTTTTCCTTGAAAAAGTTCAGTTTAATACAATTAAGGCTCTTACTGAATTTGATGAATTAAGTAAGGAAGCGTGGGAAACTATAAATATTGCTACCGATAACGGCATGGTAGCCGCCAGGATTCAAGCGATCAAGCTTGCAGGAGAGTTGGCTACTAAGAAGGCTCAATTGCATAAGTTGATGGGAGGGAATCAAACTGACGGTGAATACATCGCCAGAATGCAGAAGGCAGAGAATGTCAACCAGATCTTGTCTAAGATTCTCAGAGATGTTATTTCCAAATACCCAGACATTGCAGAAGAAGTTAGAAAAGAGTTAGAAATTGCATTTGAAATAATGACTGGCAAGCCCGTTAACCTTAAAACGGAAGAGAGCTCATAATTTGAGAACGCTATTTT